CATATAAGGACGAGTTTGTTCTTCAGATTGGTAAGCACAACACTGCACTTCTTGATGAAATTAAAGATCTACACATCTATGACTTCGGTATCTTTATTGAGGTAGCACCAGACGATGAAGAAAAACAACAACTCGAACAAAACATCCAGGTGGCACTCTCTAGAGATGCTATTGATTTGGATGATGCTATTGATATACGTGAGGTCAAAAACGTTAAGATGGCTAATCAGCTTCTTAAGGTAAAACGTAAGCGTAAGGAAAAAGATAGAAGAGAATACGAGATGGCTAAGATGCAACAGCAACAGCAGGCTCAGATGCAATCTCAACAAATGGCAGCTCAGGCAGCAATGCAGAAAACACAATCAGAGGCTCAAGCCAAGATGCAGATTGCACAGGCGGAGGCTGGTTTTGCTATTGAGCGTATGAAAGCCGAGGCAGAGATGAAGTCTCAACTTATGAATCTTGAATTCCAATATAACCTACAACTTAGAGGTCAGGATGCAGAAAACCTTAAGATGAGAGAGGATTCTAAGGAAAAGGCTAAGGATGATCGTATTAGCAAACAGAATACACAGCAATCAAAACTTATTGATCAGAGGAAGAAAAATCTACCTCCAATCAACTTTGAATCTAACGAGGATTCACTAGATGGTTTCAGTCTAGAGGAGTTCGAACCTCGTTAAGATTTATACTATAATTTTGCACTAAATTTAATTTAATATGGATTTTAAAGTAAAAGAAGTACCTGCTGAGGAGCAGAAGTCTGTACAAGAGGTTGAGGAACAACTACTTGAAGAGACAGCTGCAGAACAGCAAGAAGAGGTACAAAAACAAGAAGAAGTGGTTGAAGAGACCACCGAAGAACAACAGGTTGAAGAGCCTGCGTTCGGAGAAGAAGACGTTCTTTCATTTATTAAGAGCAAGTACAACAAGGAGATTTCTTCTATTGACGACTTGTTAGCTCAACCAGAGCCACAAGAGTCAGAAGAATTACCCGAAGATGTATCTGCGTTCTTGAAGTATAAAAAAGAAACAGGGCGTGGTATTGATGATTTCATGAAGTTACAGCGTAACTACGATGAGATGAATCAAGACCAGCTACTTAGAGAGTTTTATTCTGCAACAGAACAAGACCTAGATCAGGAGGATATCGACTATTTGATTTCAAATAGTTTTTCTTATGATGAAGATCTTGATGATGAGGCAGATATCAAGTCTAAGAAGATTGCCCTGAAAAAAGAGCTTGCTAAGGCTAAGAAGTATTTCAATGATCAGAAGGAGCAGTATAAGGTGCCTGTCGAGTCGACTGGTAGCTTTGCTTCAGAAGAAGAAATGGAATCCTACAATGCCTACAAGGAATATATATCACAGTCGCGTGATTTAGAAGAACGCAATGCCAAACTTTCAGAAGTTTTCCAGAAGGAAACTAATGCAGTACTCAATGACAAGTTCGAAGGTTTCGAGTTTCAAATCGGAGAGGATACGGTTAAGTTTAGTCCTGGAGACGTGAAAGAGATTAGATCTGCTCAGTCGGATATCTCAAACTTCATCTCTCAATATATTGATGAGAGTGGTATGATTAAAGACGCTGCGGGTTATCACAAGGCATTGTCAGCTGCGCTCAACCCTGATAAGTTGGCTGCTTATTTCTATGAAAAAGGAAAGGCAGACGCTGTGGGAGATGTTGCTAAGCAGTCCAAGAATATTAATATGGACGTTAGAAGCACACCACAACAATCAACAACCCCAGGTTTAAAGTTCAAAGTTCTCGATGATGACGATAGTGGTAACAGGTTAAAAATTAAAAAACGCTAAAAAACATTAAAAAATGGCTTTAACAATCGGAGCTGGAGGATTAGACTTAACTCCTTCATCTAAAAAGCAGGTAACCCCTGCATCGTATTTATCTGATATCGGGTTCGTACAACAGTACCTTCCTGATACTTATGAGAAAGAGTTTGAAAAGTACGGAAATCGTACTGTAAGCTCATTCTTAAGAATGGTTGGTGCTGAGATGCCAACAACTTCTGATCTTATCCAATGGTCAGAGCAAGGTCGTCTACACCTAAAATATAGTGGTGCTTCTACTACTGCTGGTGCTGGTTCTGACTCTGCTGAGTTCACTGGACTTACTGACAACGCTATCCGTGTTGGACAGACTGTAGTTATTTCTGACGAAGGATCTGCTGCATCTGCTAAAGGTATCGTAACTGCATCTGGAGCTTCAGCTATCACTGTAGCTTTCTATGACGCAGACGGACTTCCTACATTAGTTGGAAACGTAACTATTTTTGTTTACGGTTCTGAGTTTGCTAAAGGTTCAGGAGGAATGGAAGGCGCTGTTGAGGCTACTCCAGAAATCCACGAAAACAACCCTATCATCCTTAAAGACAAGTATTCAATCAACGGTTCTGACATGGCTCAAATCGGATGGATTGAGGTTACTACTGAAAACGGAGCTAGCGGATACCTATGGTACATCAAATCAGAGCACGAAACTCGTCTACGTTTTGAGGACTACCTAGAGACTGCTATGATCGAGGCTGTTCCTTCTGAAGGAAATGATTCAGGGGCAGGAGCTGCTGGATACAAAGGATCTGAAGGTCTTTTCCACGCTATCGAGCAAAGAGGTAACACAGCTACTGGATCTTTTGATTCATTAGATGATGTTGATGCTATGGTTGCTCGTCTTGACAAGCAGGGTGCTATCGAGGAGAATGTTTGGTTTGTTAACCGTGGTCTTTCTTTCGAGATTGATAACCTACTTGCTGCTCAAAGCAACAACGGTTCAACTGGATCTATCTCTTACGGTTTATTTGACAATGACCGTGACATGGCTCTTAACCTAGGTTTCTCTGGATTCCGTCGTGGATATGACTTCTACAAGTCTGACTGGAAATACCTAAACGATGCTTCTATGAGAGGTGGAATCGTTGGTGGAGCTGTAGACGGAGTACTTGTACCAGCTGGTTCAACTACTGTTTACGACCAAGTATTAGGCAAGAACGCTAAGCGTCCTTTCTTACACGTTCGTTACCGCGCTTCAGAAACTGAGGATCGTAAGATGAAATCTTGGATCGTTGGTTCAACTGGTGGTGCTGCTAACACTGACGTTGATGGTATGGATGTACACTTCTTATCAGAGCGTGCATTATGTACTTTAGGAGCTAACAACTTCTTCCTATTCAAGTAATAGTTAATCATGTAAGATTTACCCTCGTCACCTAGACGGGGGTGTTTCTTACTCTTATTTAAATCTAATATGAATACAAATAAAAACAGAGTCTATAGACTCAAGGGTAGAACTGCACCGTTAAGTTATATCCTAAACTCAAGACACTCAAGAAGAAAGCCGTTACTACACTTCGACGGTAAAAGACAGAGAGCACTTCGCTACGCATCAAACCAAGAAAGCCCATTTGAAGACGAGCAGGATCAGAACGCTGTTTTAGAACCTGTAATCTTTGAAGATGGTATGTTGTTTGTAAGCACAGAAAATCCAGTACTTCAGAAGTTCTTAGAATGTCATCCTGGAAATGGAAGCATTTTCGAAGAGGTTGATGATGAGAGAGATGCAAGTGTTGAGGTTGAGCAGATGGACTGGCAGCTTGAGGCTCAGATCGCAGCTAAAGATTTGGATATCAATGCTTTAGAAATTGTAGCACGTATTGGTCTTGGATTGAATCCAGATAATATGTCTACCGCAGAGCTAAAAAGAGATGTTCGTCTTTATGCTAAAAACAGCCCAGAAGAGTTCTTAGAAATCTTAAATGACCCAGAGTTAGATATCATTGCATTGGCATCAAACCTTATGGATCAGAGATTGTTGGTTTTAAAGAACAAGAATAGAGATATCTATTACAACCTTGATGGCAACAAAAAGAAACTGATGACTATACCATTTGGAGAGGATCCGATACCAACGCTGGTGTCGTTCTTCAAAACCGATGAAGGTATAGAAGTGATGAGGACACTAGAGAAACTCATCGAAGAATAACCAAGAACCCGTCGTAAGGCGGGTTTCTTTTTTATGTATCTTTGTCCTTATGATAAACAGCGTAAGAAATACTGTATTAGCGGTAGCTAACAAGGAGAATTACGGTTACATCACACCATCGGATTTTAATTTATTTGCTAAGCAGGCTCAGCTTGATATATTTGAGGAATATTTCTATAGATATAACGAGTGGATTACAAAACAAAATGCAAGAGTCTCAGGGTCTGACTACGCAAACATAGTTAAGAATCTGGAAGAGGTAATCGATAAGTTTTCTTCTGTGTCAGGAGGTCTGACTTACAGTGTGGATAGATTTGAATTACCATCAGATTACTATCTGATCAATAAGGTATTGTATAGTGGAAACAAGGAGATTGAAAGGGTTTCTCATAGTAAGATAAACCATCTTCTTAGTTCTCACCTTACAGCACCTACAACATCTTTTCCTGCATACACAATGATAGGAGATAGCGTACAGGTGTATCCAGATTCAATAGAAAGCAATGTAACCTGCCAATACATCAGAAGACCAAAAGATCCTAAGTGGACTTATGTATCTATGTCTGGCGGAGAGCCGTTATTCGACAGCTCTGCTGCAGACTTCCAAGACTTTGAGTTGCCTGCAACGGACGAACCATTGGTTGTAAACAAGATCCTTCAATACGTTGGTATATCTATAAGAGAAGGCGATTTGTATAAGTCTGCTCAACAGGATGAAATGATCGAGAAACAAAAACAAGGATAATGGCATACTTAACTGACTACCAATACTACGACAATAGTGGGAACCAACCTCAGGACGCGAACTGGGGATCATATCAGTTTGTATCGTTAGAAGATATTGTAAATAACTTTATGCTCATGTATGTGGGCAACGACAAACTTGTAAATAATGTAGAGCGATACAATGTTCTGTTCCATGCTAAACGTGGTATTCAAGAACTAAACTACGATGCGATGAAGGAGATCCGTATTGTAGAGCTTACAGTTACAGACAGACTAAATGTAGTTCTTCCAGAAGACTATGTAAATTGGGTTCGCATATCGTTATACAAAGATGGACTTCTTCGTCCTATGACAGAAAATTTTCAAGCGAACTACGCAACAGCTTATCTTCAAGATAACGACGGATTTGTTTTATTTGATTTTGAAGGTAATGTACTTAAGGCTACTTCAATTTTAGAAGAAGATAGAGTAAACAGTCAGAATGTTGCTATATATCCAGGAGAGCGTCAGCTTGACAAGACCAATATCTATCAGTACACGGTTGGTGGCAGATTTGGTGTAAACACAGAAACACAGAGTGGTAATCCAACATTTACTATTGACAAGAGAGCAGGTGTGATTAATTTCAGCTCTGAGATGAACGACAACAATGTTGTCCTTGAGTATGTTTCTGACGGTCTTGAAAAAGGAGACGACTCTGCCGTAAGCGTAAACAAGATGTTTGAGGAGTATATCTATGCATACATCAAGTACGCTATCTTAAACTCGAAGTTTGGT